ATTAAACATAAAATAGGCTTCAGCTGATGTTTTGATAGGTCGATTTAGTTTGTCATTAACCAACTCATATACATTAGAGTTACTCGACATACATGACATTATAAAATATCTATGATAAGTTAGTGAGTCAGTTAAATTACTATCAGAAAAAAGTTTTATTATGCCGAATAATTTCATTACTGAGGAAACTTGAATAGACAAATTTTGTGAGTCCGGTAATCTCATTTCTTTTTTCTTTTTATCATAAGAGTAACTTGTAAAACATCTATACATAACAACAGCACCGGCAATAATTGTACTTAGAGAAGATAGAGATGACTCTATGTAAGTGGAGGGTATACTCCTAGGTTCAGATATATAAAGATAGAAATCATTATCTTTATACTCATTGAAAACTCCATAGATCATTTTCTCTATATGCAACTTATTCTTACTACATATTACCTGAATAATTGGTCGAGATGTCTGATATTGCTTTGCTTTCGAACCCTTGCATTGTAATATTAGATTTCCTGGGGATATCACAAATTTTCTAAATCCTCTAGTTTGAGAGAAATCTTGACATATCAAATCTCTACACAATTTTGTGATATTAACTAAAGACTCAAACATTAAATTGTCACACAAAGGCATTATAGAATCTATCAAGTCTATCGATTCGTTCCTGATCTCATCCATAACAGAATCCACTTTTCCTCTACTGTCTTTCAGATAATTAGTTATATCCTTGCTGAGAGGGTAAGTAGACTTGGATGACAACCTTTCTAGCTCTTTAATAAATAGCGTGTTATTAGCTTCATCAGGAAAGAAACTAGGCTCTTCAACTTTTTCTTTATATTTCCCCAGTGGTTCTGAATTGGAATAGTCTATCTTCTCTTTATTAACCTTAAATATATCTTTTATCCAGTTTTTGTCCCCTTTTATAACCTGAGGCGCACAGACTTTAGAACTTTTAGCATTTTCAACAGGGAAACCGTTATAAATTTTCAAATCATTCTCGCCTAGTTCTGGATATGCTATATCAAATAGTGGTTTTGAGAACTTTTTTAACATCTCTTTTAAAACTAGCTCCCCTGC